CGGTGTTGGCGACGCGCACGGCCTCGTCGAACAGGGCCTCGAAACGCTGCAACGTCTTCGCGTCCATCAAATAGTTCTGCATCTCGACCAGCGAGCCGTAGAGGTAGACGCGCGGGAAGTCCGTCAGCACCGCGTTTTGCGTTTGGCTGTCCGACAAAGCCGGCACCTTTTGGTAGTAGCCGATCTCGACCGTCATCGACCCGCTCGGGGCCGGCATCAGGCGCAGCTGCGAGCCAACGATCGTGAACCCGCTCGGCTGGCCAGCGCCGCCGTAGGGAAACTGCTTGTCGAGCGCGATCGGGCTGTAATAGTCGAGCACGGTCGTCTTGCTGTTGGTCAGCTTGACCTCGCGAGCCTCGATCCAGTCATCAGGCAGATCCAGATACTCGGCGGCGTCCGTTGTGGCGCGCGCGACCATCTGGCGAACACGCAGCTTCGCGTTGATCCGCTCCTCGGCAAGCGCGATAAAGTCGGGGATCTGCGTCGTCAGATCAGTGCGGTTCCCCCACTCCGCGACGGCGGTCTTCAACTCTGCGTATGTCGAGATGGCCATGTTACGTCACCAATTGCAGCTTGGGCTTGTCAGGCTCGACGGCCTCGTCAGCGGCCAGGGTGTAGGAATAGGGGCCGATATGCTGGACATGACGGCTCAGATCGGCATCGCAGAACACCTTGACGCCTGCCTTGCGCAACTTGCGGCCAAACGTGACATCCTCGCCGTAGCAACGAGCATTCGTCGGCGGGATCGGCTCGAACGCGAAAAACGGCAGGTCGATCGCGTCATAGGCGCTCATCGAGACCAACATTAGGCCAAACCCCATATGCGCGACCTCGATCAGCCCCGTCGAGCCAGCGCTCAAAGGGCGCTCATCAAGCGTCAAAGCGGTCGGGCGAGCCTCGGGCTCCTTGCGGGCGTAATTGACCCCCACGACGTGCTTGCCGTGGTTCAGCAGCCTGTTCAGCGCGTCCTTGGGAAAGCGCATGTCGCTATCCACCCAGAGCATGTGCGTCGCGCCGTACTCGTAAGCCTCGGCGACCAGCTTGTGCCGGATCTCGGGCAGGATCGAGCCCTGCGCCGCGATCAGCCGCGCCTCTTTGGCGAAGGGCGCGCTGGACGCCTCAAAGTGTTGCAACATCTCGGCGATCGAGACCGCCGTTGCCGTGACCAAGTGGCCGGTGTTCGGGACCGCCACCAGGATCTTGATGCCCTGATCGTTCATAGTTGACCCTCCCAGACGCGGAAGTCGCGATGATCTGGATCGTTGGCCCAGCGCTTCCAGGCGCGTCGGTCATTAAACCAGCCCTCCTGGAAGGATCGTTGCAGAACATCCTCGGGGATGATCGCAGCCAGCCGCATGTCCTTGTGCAACGGCTCGTGATCGTTCAGATCGCGCAGAGCCTTGGCGCTCTCGCGCAACGCGCCGGCATCGACCTCAACGCCGATGTGCAGGTCGTCGCCATCCACGATCGTGACATTGCGAGCTGTTGGCGAGAAAGCCTCGCGAAACGTCTGCTTGTGGGACATCGAAGCTCCAAAAGAAACGGGGGCGGCAATGGCAAGCCGCCCCCGCGGGGTCGGCGGGCTGGGAGAACCCGCCTCAACGCGCTTAGGACGTGGTCAGGTCAGCCACGACGCCATGAGCGGCCTCGTTGCGGACTTCGAGCGTCCACTCGGCGCGGAGGAAACGGCTCTCCGCATCGCCGGTCTTGGCAAGCTCCTCGACCGCGAAGGGCCGGAGGTAAGCGACAGCCGCGTATTCCGGCGAGAGCACGAACGCATCGCGAGCCCGCTGGAAGCGGTTGGCGATCACCTTGAGATCACCAAAGTCGGACGCGTAAAGCGACGCCGCACCCTGGATGCGATCCTCGGCGATCATCTGACGCGCAGACGACCGACCCGTGAACCCGGACACGGTTTGCTTGTTGAAGCTCCCGACCGTCAGCAGTTCCGGCTCGCCGCCGTTGTCGAAGACCTGCTGCATGACGGACTTGAGCATGGCCTCGGTAAAGGCTCGCTGCGTGCCGTCAGTCGCACCAGCGGTCGCGGAAGCGGCATCAGCGCCACCCGTGCCACGGCTGTCATTGCTGGTGATCCACGAGCCGAGGCCACGGCTTTCGCGCGCGGTGGTCGCATTACCAGCATTGTAGCCCTGGTTCGCGGTGATGATGGTCTCCATGTCGCGCTTGATCTCGCGCGAGCGCTTGGCCAGCTGGTAGGCAAGCTCGGACGCCCGGCCCGCGTGGCTGACGGCGTCTTGAGTGCCGGTCACAGCCAGAGCCTTGTACGAGATCGTGCAATAGTTCTCGACCCGCGAAGTCGCCGTGGAAGCCTGCGCCGAAACGACGTCGCCTTCCAGCAGGACGTTGGCGGTGGTGTTAGCAGACAGGCTGTCCGTCTGCCATTCGTGCTTGACGGCGGTGGCCTTGGTCTGCGCGACCGATGAAAGGATCGGGGTGTCGACCGGCGAGATGTCGTAAATGCTGTCGACTAGGTCTTCCCGGTTGCCCACCGCCGAGTAGGTGGTGAAGGCGTTGGTGATGAGAGCCATGGTGGCCTCCTATTAGACAAAGTTTCGGAAAACAGCAGCCGCGTCACGCATGCTGCCGGTCTTTCGAAGTCTTGATCTGGCCTCCTTATAGGCTCGCTTCTGCGCCCCATCCGGCTCAGCGCGGCCAGCCTGCGAGATCACCGGCGGCTTGCTTGCCACCCGCTTCGCAACATCTGGCGCGGCGCTTTGAGCGCGCACGGTCCTCAACGCATCAGCCGCCATTCGGATCTGGCGGTGGTCCCACCAATTCAACATCTCCTGGTCCCGGAACCCGTAATGACGCGCTACCTCTTGGATGTCGGCGGTGAACGCCTTGTAGCGGTCGGGGTCCTTCAGATCCGGGTGATGCTTGGTGAGCGCATTCCACTCGGTGTCCAGCAAACGCTGATGCAACTGTTGCGCCTCCGTTCGACGCTGGGTCACAACGCCATCGAGTTGCGCTTGTAGCTGCTGGCGATCCAGAAGCTCCTGGCTCCACGCGTCCTTCTGTGTCAGGTACTCGATCACATCAGTCTCGCGCAGAGCAGGGTCCGGCTGCTCAGGCATCGGGCTCGACAGGTACGCTTGCACCTGCTGGACCCACTGATCCTGCGCTTGCCGCTCAGGGCTGTGCTGGCTTAGAGCCTGCATCTGTGCTTCGGTAAATGCCGGATCTACCGGCTGCTCGTCGCCGCCCGTATACGCTGCCTTCAACTGTGACAGCGGCACCTGCCGGATCTCGCCATTGACCTCGACCTCGAAGGACGGCTCAGCGGCGGCGGCTGGTTCGGGGGCTTCTTCAGCGTCTTCCAACGCTGCCTCGTCGCCGGCATCCGCCGGCTGTTCATCGCTTTCGAAGAAACGGCGCATTTCCTGCGCGGCCTCGTCGATCGTATCGAAAGGGCGTCGCTCGACAGTCGCCTCGTCCTCGACCGGGTCATCGACCAGATCGTTTTCGACCATCTCTGCGGTAGCGTCGCTCATCAGATAAACCTCTGTCTGCCTCTAATTTCCTTGGCCTCTCGGCCATGCAGCCGACCCGTCGCGACATGCGACTTCAGCTGCGCCTTGACCTGCTCTATCACCTTGAGACCATCACGCAGGCGCATCACGCCGCGCTCGTCCTCGGTCTTCAGAAGCATGTCCAGATACGCGGCTGTCAGATCGGCAAACGCGTTATGCAGCAATGGATGCTCCAGCAGCATGCGCGCATCACCCGCGCGCAGGTCAGCTTCCTCGGGCGTCAAGATCAATTGCTCTCGTCAATGCCTCGGGCGCGGTAGAGCGCGATCGACATGGCTTGGGACTTACCCAGCTGTTGGTCGCTCGGCACGTCCTCGCCGTCGTCGTTGCGAACGGTGAACAGCTGGCCCGAATAAGGCTGGCTGTAGTCCACGTCGTAAGTCCCCCCGCCGGCGTCCTTGAACAACTCAAAGACCGAAAACGGCGTTTGGTTGCCGAAATTCGCTTGGCCCAAAGCGCGCTCCAGGCGCATCAGATCGCGCATCGTATACGCGCCCTTGCCCTGCTCCTCGCCCACGTCGGTAGCGCCAGTGCCGTCATCGGGCACGAACGTGCCCTCGGGCTGGATCGGCGTGATCTGGGTGCCGCCAAGCACGCCGGCCGGAGCCGCAAGGCTCGTCTGCATCGGCATGCCGGCCATCAGACCCATTGGGCCTTGATAGCGGCCACCCTGTACCGGGTCCGGTACAGTGCCACTCATCGCCGCCTGCGGGTTGACGCCGAACAGGTCAGGCCGCGCCAGGGGCCGGTACTGATAGCCTTGCAGGACGCCACCAGCGAATTGCTTCTGCTTGGCGAGCTGATCGTCCTTCGACAGCTTCGCGCCGGGCAGCGTCATCATCTGAGGCTTGTAGACCGGCAGGCGCGGATCGACCTGCGACGGAGCCGGCATGTAGTTGTAGCCGCCGAACATCACCATAGTTTCAGCCCTTCTTTTTCTTGCCGGACTTCACCGGCTTTCCGGCCTTCTTGGCGGCAGCCTTGGCCTTCGCCATCCCCTTCGCCGTGTAGGCGTAGTGCTTCTTCCCGACCATCGGCACGGCAGGTCTCCTCGTAGCAATGCAGGTGTAGGTTGGTTCCATCGCCCAGCACGATCAGGCCGGGCACGTTTAGGTCGATCAGCCGACCGCAGGCTTGACAGGGGACATCTCTCTGACGCGGCCTCGCGCCCGATGTCCGTCGCCTCAAACTTTGGCCGCCTGGATGCGCAGCTTTTCCTGCTCGATCTGGTATTTCATCTCGGCCTCGCGCTCCTTGAGCGATACCTCGCGCTCGCGCAGCGCAAGCTCAGCGGCCTTGCGATCGGCCTCGGCCTGCAACTCAGCGCCCATCTTGACGCTGTCCACCTCGGCCTCAAACGCCAGCTTCTCGCGCTCAAGTTCGAGCTTCTCGCGCTCGATCTGGACCTGCGCCTTGATCAGCTCAATATTCGGGTCAGGCTGCGGCGGGGGCGGCGGCGGCTGCGTTGCCGGGTCCTTGAAATACCGCGCCGGCGACGTGATGCCCGCGATCCGCAAAAGCTCGCCAAGCGTGTTGTAGTATTGCTCGAAGCCGACAAGCGGGTTGTTCGGACCAGCCGTCGTCAGGATCTTTTCCTGGATCGCCAGGATGCCCTGGTACAACGCCGTTTGCTTGTCGCGATGGCCGGCAAGCCCAACCGATACCGTCACGTCCATGTCGGCGTTGAGCGCATTCGGATCGACCCGCACCACCTTGTCGCGCAAGCGGAAAACAAACTCGCCGTCGAAATACCTCAAGAACGTCTGCAATAGGCCCTTGAACAGCGGCTTGATGCCGCATTCCGCCAAGTTCCGCGCCACCATCTCGGTGCGAGCCGTCGCCGCATCAAAGCGCAACGCCGCAGCCGTGGCCGTCTCATTCTGCAAGCTCGTCGGGTCGAGGCCCATGCCATCCAGCGTCACGCCCGTGCGCGCCGCTCGCAGGGTGTTCATATACTCGAGCACCGGCAGCACCTGCGTGCCGACCAGAGGCGTGCCGATCGGCGTGATCACGTTTTGCCCTTTCGTGCGAACGATGCCGCCCGGCTCCTGGGTCGAGAGGTCGTCCATATTGACTTCGCTATCGACGACCGCCAGACGCGGCGAGACGCCTTGATAGGTCGCATCCAGCACAGAGCGTTGCAGGGCCGTCAGAACCTGCTGGCTCTCGCTCGCCAATGACGCGACGCCGAGGCCAATGACACGGTAGGGCAGCAGGACCGGCGACCAGCACGCGAACGGGATGTGATCGACCTCCTCGTGATAGAGCAACTCCATCGCATTCTGGAACCCAGCCGTCATACAGTGATGGATCTCACCAATGCCGTCGCCGTCCAGATCAACGCGGATGTAACAGTCCAGCACCTCGATGCGCCTGTTGCTTTCCGCCCCGGCCTCGCCGCCCATATCGTTGTCGTATTCGCTGTCCTCGTACCGCTCGAGGTAGTCCTGGTTGAGGCTGTACTCGGTGTCGCCGTAGGGCAGGCTGTCCACAACGTCAGCGGGAAAGCCCATCGCGCGAAGCTCGGAGCGCGTCTTGAACACCCGGTGACCGATGAAGCGGCAGTCCTCAAAGGTCGGGCTGGTCGCGTTGCGGTCGATCACGAACTGCTCGGGCGCGACGTTCTCAACGCATATCTTGTCTTTGGGTTTGCGGATGCGCCGGCGGATGTCGTGCAACATCAGCGGCTGCATGACCGGCATGCCCATCGCGTCGATCACCGGCTGGCCAAGCTCATCGAGGACCGGCAGCATCGCCCCGTTAGGGTCGGGATACGCCGTGTGCTCCACGACATCGGCCTCGACATCCATGTCGAGCCGCGCCATCTCCTCGTCGGTCAGCCCAGACAGCGTCTCGATCTTCACCTCGATCGAAGTATCGTAATACCATTTGATCACGCCGACATCGCTGATCAGCCCATCCTTGATGTAGGTGGACACGAGCCGGTGGCCGTCGTTCATTTTCGTGAGGATATGGTCAACGACATCCGTTGCCTGCTCGGCAACCTCTTCGTCGCCATCGCCCACCGGCTCAAACTGCGCAACGCCATCGCTGATCGCCAGCCGATGCAGATACGGGACCAGAGCCTCGACGGTCTCCAGCACGCTCCGGTCGAGCACTTGGCTCCTGCCGGCCCGCTCGTCGCCCTGCGGCTGGCCCAGGTACTGGGACAAGTTCAGCGCGCGGCGCTCGACGATCGTGTCGGTGTCGTAGCCGATCGCATCCTGGGCCTCGGCCTGGATGATATTGATCAGCTCGTCTTCGGTAGACGCATCGGGGGTCTGCTCTTCGCCGACCTCCTCGATCTCCACCGTTTCTTCGATCATCACCATCTAGCGTATCCAAGCTGTGTCGTTGGAAGGCTTCTTTGCCCAGCCGGCAACGTCCACCTCGGCC